GGTTCCATTTGATTATACAACTGTGTTGAGAGGGTTGAAACGGACCCATATATATTCTCATAGAACTTGGATGCGACAGTTGAAAATGTTGAAATGTTGCGATTGATAGACGTGCTGATTTGCGAAGTTGATGCGTAAAAAGACGAGGTATTTGAGCCGAGAAATGTGGAAAGACTTCGCATACCTGTGGAATAGTTTGCGAAAGTTACGCATGAACTTAGAAGTGTTGAAGCAAATGCGCCAGTGACAGTGCTCGCTGTTTCTCTGATATTACCAATACCTGAGCTTGTGAATGAACTGATACCGATACCGATTGTAAAGTTCCCGAGTTGCTGGTTATTCGTGCTTAGAATCATGGAGTTGCTACCAATAAAGTTAATCGTTGAAATGGCGTCATTGAGTGGGAGATTTGCATTGCTTGTTTTGAAGAAGGGGTAGCGTATTTCATAAGTAAGTGTGTTTGTGCTTGTATTAGTTGTAAAGAGGGTATTACCAAGAGAGGATAAACGAAGAGTTGAGAAAGCGATCGCATTCTGTCCAGCGCTTATGGTGCTGAGTCCAGGAACTTTGATTTCAGAAAACATATCCCCTTTCAGTTGTGTTTGATTGACTCCTGTGGGAATAAACTGAACTCCAGTTCCTGCAAGAAACGTCATGCTGTTGTAAGAGGCATCTGCGATATACTGGCGAGAAGGGAGAGAGAATATGGTAAATCCGCTGACATATGCCATCGGTGATGAGATTGTTGACCAGTATGTGCCACCCACACCGTCCGCTGTAAGAACAGTAAAAGGTGGAGGTGGTTCCATTGCGCGAATGGTTCTTAAAGTTATTGTATCATAGTCGGCGCTCGACCTTGTCGCCATTCTTGTTTAACGGCAGGTTTATTTTTTAAGTTAAACCATTCTGCATCGTGATAAACACGGAGTTTGTAGAAGCCATGTATATATTTACATTACTATTTGTCAATCCCCCACTTAGATTTGAGCTGAGAGCATTGACAAGACGGTGTGTAAGCACATATTCTTCGTCGTAGTTTCCATAAATATTTGTTGCATTCAAAGCCATTTTTAGAGGTGTCTGGAAAGAGTTTGACATTCCTGACGTGAATCCTGATGCGACCATCCAAGAGTTGTTGGTTGTATCGAGCATAGGGGAGCCTTTATAGGTCAAGAAGGTGCTGAGTGGAAGTACAGTCGTGTTATTCGTCAGATTCATGTAACAAAAGAGGAAGTTTGGATATACGTCTACGGTGATTTTAGTAGTGGGCGTCAGATAGTTTGAGTGGTTTGCAAACTGGAGTTGGGCGGTTGAGAAATACATATCGCGTCCTGTTGTGGAAGCTGTATTCGGCCCATTTGTTCCTTTAAATGTGAGAGTAGAGTTGTGGAATGTACTCAGAAAACCCATATTTTGCAGGGATGAAACCGTGACATTTGCGTTATAAACGATGAGATTTCCTGCCCTATCCACATTAATGTTTCGTAGAAGTCCTTGGGTTGCGCTCAAGAAAGTCTGTGTACTTACATATCCATATGAACCAAGACCTGCAATACTGCTTTGCGATGTTAAGAAGATCCTGTCACGTGAACCTTGAAATGTACTCGTGAGGGCGGCCGTGCTTATGTAGTTGAACTTTCCTAAGCCGAGAACAGTGCTTTGAAGCTGGCTGCTGCTTATAAAACCACCAGTGGCAAATCCTGCAAGACTGCTGGTGAGTTGGCTTGTACTGATATATCCGAATGTGGCGAGACCTACATTTGTACTTGTCATGATAGTTGATAAATCATAGTGTGAGTTGAAGAGGTTAATAACTGTCTGTGAAAGTCCGGATGAGCTTACATATCCATATGTTCCTAGACCTACGAGCGTGCTTTGTAGAGTAGCAGTTGATACATATCCAAGTGTACCGAGACCTCTAGTTGTGCTGAAAAGCATAGGGCCCGTTATAGAGCCCGGTATACCACCTGCAGCGATATCGGTTGAAAGACTACTGAAACCGGTTCCTTCAATCGTAGACATAGACGTGATTGAGTTGGAGAAGCTATTGATGGTTGAAGGCATATATCCAATACCGCCTCCAGTAATGGCTGAATAGGATGCCATGTTTGTGAAGATGTCTTCCCACATGAGCCCAGCATTTCCATCCGTTGTTAAGAGATACTTTGCAGGGATAGGAAGGTTTGTGTTTGAATCAATCGCGAAAAGACTCCGGAGAATGAGTAAATCTGTGTCTAGAGAGCGACCGTTCAAGGAGAAGGGGTCCATACTATCGTGAGCTACTAATTCATTTGGAGGGTCTAAACTCGTAAATTGATACTTAATGTTAGTATGACGGGAGGTGGTGGTCTTCTACAACTCGTAGCACAGGGAAAACAAGATGTTTTCATTACTGGAAATCCTCAAATCACATGGTTTAAGATGGTATATAGACGATATACAAACTTTTCAATTGAATCACAAGCTATGTATTTTGACGGCGATCCTGATTTCGGTAAGCGACTTAGCTGTCTAGTTCCAAGGCGGGGTGACTTGCTAGGGCCTATCATTTTGGAAGTGACTCTTCCACAACTTTACCATACGGATGGGTCACGCGCCTCCTATTGTAATAGTATCGGCCACGCACTCATCGAGGAAATCAGTCTTGAGATTGGAGAGCAGGAGATTGATAAACAGACGGGCGAATGGATGGAAATCTGGTCTTCACTCACTACAACTACGAATCAGAAGGATGGATTCTACGACATGATCGGAAAGGTGGATGCTTACACGACACCTGATTTGGGTGAAACGAAACTCTATATTCCTCTGCGCTTCTGGTTCAATCGTAATCCTGGATTATTTTTGCCGATTCTTGCGCTTCAGTATCATCCTATTCGTATTAATGTCAGACTCCGCCCTCTCCAGCAGCTGTTTTACAGTACTGCTTTGGTGGCTAACTGTAATACAACACAGGTGACCCCTGCAAAGATTAGGCAGATGCAGTTATGGGGCGACTATGTATATCTCGACGTGGAAGAACGCAGACGTTTTGTCAGCAGCACGCATGAATACTTGATTGAGCAGGTTCAATATACACCGAAAGTGTCTATTCCTTCTGGAAATACGACGGCCAGCATACCGATTGAGTTTAATCATCCATGCAAGGAGTTCATCTGGGTTCTTCAACGCGATATTATGTCGCAGTATCACGAGTGGTTTAACTTCAGCAGTTTGGCAACTCATGAAGAGGGTATACGTGCTGATCTCTTGTCTACGGCATATATCCAGTTGGATGGTCAGGATCGCTTTGAGGCGCGAGATGCCGGATACTTCCGTCTTGTCCAGCCATTCCAATATCACACAAATATACCAAACGATGAGTTTATCTATGTCTACAGCTTTGCCCTTCGGCCTGAGGACCAACAGCCTAGTGGAAGTATGAACGCATCCCGTATTGACAATATTACCATGATTGCAGGCATAACACCGGATGCGAATCTGTCACCCACTCGTGGTAACGGAACGATTCGTATCTATGCCGTCAACCACAACGTCTTGCGAATCGTGAATGGATTTGGTGGAGTGATTTTTACAGTCTAATAGAGTGCTTTTTTGAGCTTTCTTAAAAGCATACTTACCGATAGGGATGTCGGCCGCATTAGATTTAAAGATTCCGGTCTGGCTATATCGTGTTATTGCCATTTTTCCAGCAACTGGCATGGTAGGATTAGACCATTATGCAGTCGGTTCAACACAGACAGCCTTTGCGAAAGGTCTTGTTAATCTCATTACCTTTGGCTCATGGTATATATATGATATTCTTCAAAGTCTTGATGGTCCTCAAATCGCAGAGAAGGGTCTGAGATTCCCTTTTTATGAAGGAGGGAGTATTGGAGCTGGCCGACTTGCCACCGATATGACCGGTTTAGGAAAGGGTGGTGAAAACTTACTGAATGTTTTATTTACTTCGGCGGCGGCTCTATTGTGTGGAATCGCCATGATATTTGAGAATAAGCCACCTCCTGTTGGTGATGTTGCAAAGGCGGCAAAGACTGTCTTTGGTGGTGCGACTGTAGGTTTGGCTGGATATACCGCATATGGTGCTTTTAAAGGAGCAGCAACACTGGCAGTTCCTCTTTCAGCTGCCTCTGGGATTAAAATGCCTGCAGGTGTTCCATCTGTAGATAAACTCGCAAAGATGGTGGGTGGAGGTGCTGATGAGCCGATTACAAAGGCTGTGAGCGGTGATTTTATAGCGCTGGGTCTTCTTTTCCTTTTCGCAGCCTCTGGATTCGCGCTGTCGGCGATAAGGTCTAGAGGGGTCTAAAAGTTTGATAATTCTATTTGATAGAATGGAATACCTTGATGATCATCAGGAGTTTGAGCGTTTGATTGGTCGCACCATTGAAGACGACGGTATTGTTGCTGCAAATGCTCCTTTAGCGCAGCCCACTAAGAAAGGTGCAGTATCCGGTTCCACTATCGTATATTTCACTACAACATGGTGTGGACCCTGCAAACGTATCGGCCCTGGTGTTGCTGAGATAGTTGCTAGAAATCCCCAAATCAGGTGGTTGAAATGCGATGTTGACCGAAATAATTACACAGGTGGCTTCTGTAATATAAAATCCATCCCTACCTTTCTGGCGATTCATAATACTAAGATTCTTGGACAGGTTCAGGTGTCCGACGCAGACAGGCTCGCTGAGTGGATAGAGCAAATATTTCCCAAGACATCATAACGTCGTGATTTATTTCTAAGGAAGCCATTGCTTCCTTAGAAATAATATCCTACGACTATCTTGGTGATGGATATTATTTTTAACGGAGCTCTTTGAGCTTCGTTAAAAATAACTCTCACCGGTAGAATGGCGTGTGATATACTTATAGTTGGGGCAGGCCTATCAGGCCTCTATTGTGCTCGAGAGATTCTCAAACACAATCCTAAACAAAATGTTTTAGTCTGTGAAAAATATAAGAGGGTGGGTGGACGCTCCATTACATTTCACAAGGAAGGTATGCAGTGGGAGATTGGTGCTGGGCGTATTTCAGATTCGCACGACATGCTTCATGCGCTTATCAAGGAATATAAACTACATACTATTCCTATCAAGAGTGGTATTCAATATAGAGAAACAGGGGCGGCAGACTATGAAGAAAATCGGTTTGAGCCTGCGATTGATGTCGTTCTTGGACCTCTTCGTATGTTACCACCTAGCGTCTTGGGAACTCACACGCTGAAAGAGATCTTGATTAAAGTACATGGAAAGACCGAGACGCAGAAATGGATGGACCGTTTTCCTTATCATGCGGAAGTGGTTGTCATGCGAGCAGACATGGCTTTGCGAGAGTTCTTTCAAGAGATGAAATCGCATGAAGGATATTCTGTGTGTAAAGAGGGTTTGAGTGCTCTTGCTGAGGCGCTTGTATCGGATATAAGAGAGCGTGGGGGCATAGTTCGTACAGAGTGCGAGCTAATAGATGTTTCAAAAGACTCCACTGCGAAATTCTATTTGGGTTCATGGAAGGGTGGAAAGACTAGGCCTATCATAGAAATCGCTGCTAATAAGATTATTCTTGCACTTCATGCAACGGCTCTAAGAAAGTTGCCCATGCTCCGCAACTGGGAGCCTCTCAAACACATTAGCATGTCACCACTTTTGCGTATTTATGCAGTCTTTCCTAAGACCTGGTTCAAAGGCTTGGGGCGCGTTGTGACAACCTCACCCATTCGCTACTTCTTGCCTATAAATGAGAGCTCTGGAACTGCGATGATTTCCTACACTGATAATGTATTTGCCGAGCACTATATGAAAATATTAGATGCGAAAGGAGATAAGTTTTTAGAGAAGCAAGTGATTGCGGATCTACGCGAGTTATTCCCAGAGAAGGATATACCTGATCCCACATTCTTCAAGGCGCATCCTTGGACAGATGGTGTTAGCTACTGGCTACCTGGAGATTATAAGCCTGAAGACGTTAGTAAAGCAGTGATGAATCCCTTTCCTAATATTTATGTATGTGGGGAAAGTTTCAGTCTACGACAAGGCTGGATAGAAGGCGCGTTAGAAAATGCGGAGATTCTTTTACGTAGCCATTTTAGATAATGCCCGCTTCGGAAGCAAAACCACGCATAACAAAATACATGATTCATGATAACGGTGGCCGACCTTTCATAGTTGATGACATAAAGTCAGAGAATAATGTGACGGTCTATAAAACGAAAGTTGTTGATAAGGATGCTGATATATGGGAGTATGAAAGAGCTAATAGGATTCTTAGAACGCCTTATGAGCGAATCTTTATCGGTGACAACCTGATGAAGGACCCTAACTATGCAGAGATGGGGTGGGCAAAGGGAAACTCGCTGCTTCTAGAGATTAGCGACAAGCACTACATCCATATTGGTGATTGTGTATTCTCTTTTGACACTGTGGATGACGATGTAATTGTAAAATATTATTCACCAGTTGGCAACAGTGATGTACCCTATCCTTATGCTGTTGGCAAGAATTATGTCTATTTTATGTGGGACAAATCCTATTACCCGATTGAGCTCTTTGATTTGAAGAAAGATGCGACTGAACAAATGATTCGCTATACATCCAGACCTATCAGAGAGAAGGGTGATGAATATATGGACATGCGAAAGGAGTTTGCGAAGCATGGTAAAAAACTCAAGCTGAAGATGATCCAAAAGCGGTATTTCTAAAGTGTAGGTAGTAGATAGTAATGAACTCACACGTGATATTATCGATTGCACATATCGCATTAGTAGTTCCACTATTTTTATACGTTGCTTTCTCTAGGGCTGCGACACCTGACTGGCTTTATTGGGTTCTCTTCGCGGTAGGTCTCGTAGTGTTGATTGTTCACTCAGCGAAAGCAGCCTATCGTTATATTTCACAGTCTAGCTATCTGTGGGTGAATCTACTTCATGTTCTTTTGATCGCACCTCTCCTTATCTATATCGGATATTATGGTAAAAAGACACCTCGTCCGGCATATGAGCTATTAGCTATGGCTGGATTTGCAGCAGCTGGTTACCATCTTTACAATATCTTGTTACAGGTTCAAGTGTTTCAAGAATAATGTATCTATTATGCTAATATACCACGAAGTTGAGTTGCTTTTGTTGTATCGGTAAGTGATATACAATGAGCAGCATGATACTGAAATGCAGTATTTGATTGAAATGATTTCTTACACCTTTTACAATCAAGTGTAGTATCTGTCTCTACCATAAGATTTGTAGTTTCAGTAATACAATGCTTTCTCATGAAATGAATAAGACGATTACCATTCGCCAACGTCTGAAATGTGCAGCGATCGACTGGACATTTTAGAAGAGGAATAGTGCGTTCTACCTTGAGAGTAGGATGCTTTGCAGCGACATGAAGTTCAAGACGCTGCCTAGAAATACACTTATATTCACAAGTTTCTAAGGGACACTGGTGTGGAAGATCGCCTTCACACTTCCTGCGATGCATATTCATCGTGGAGGGTAGACGTTTCTTTACGCCACAGTGTGGGCATATATATTGACCAGCTTCATCCCTTTCGTATGTAAAAGTCATTGTACTTAGCTAGGGGTTCGCGGTCACTTCAATTTTATCATAATCTTGCCTATCTAAAAATGGAACAACAAAAAGCATAGATATGATTACGATTGTCACTATGGTAATAGGGGCTGACTTTAAGAAAGGACTTTCTGCGGCTCTAGATTCAAAGCGGGCCTATGCAGCTCGTCATGGATATACTTATATCGAAGGGGGAGAGGAGTTCTGGGACAGGACTAAGCCTATTCCATGGACAAAGATTCCGTTTTTGCTAGATGTATTTTCCAAGTTGCCTGAAGGTGCTCTTGTATGGCTGTCAGATGCAGATGTCTTGATTACAAATCCTTCGTTGCGTGTGGAAGATCAGATGGGCTCTTTACTTCCTCCTGGTAAAGACATGCTTCTCTGTATTGATGCTTGTGCGCATATCAATTCTGGCAATGTCCTCATGCGCAATACAGCGTGGATGAGAGATTATTGGCGACGTGTAGGTGAGCAAACGGATCTGACTTTTCATATTTGGTGGGAGAATGCGGCGATGATTAAGCTGCTTGAGACAGTTCCAAGCGACCTGGCTCATACTGAGATTACCTCGCAGCACAAGAGATTCAACGCATATCTGCGTGGTGTTCCTGGACAGCCTTTATGGGAGCCCGGTGATTTTCTTGTTCATTTTGCTGGAGTTTATAATCCGAAGCAGATGGCAGCGCTGATTGACGAGATTGGGAGGGGCGGAGTTCCCAGGCTTTCGATGTAATGTCATGAATTATCTTATGACAAAAGTATAGGATGGTCAAGAATACCACAAGAAAAAGAACTAAGATTCCTGCTGCAGTTGTTCTGGTCTTCATGTCTGAAAACCCCCAACATCTACCCCCACTTGAAAACTACGGAGATTTGACAGTAGAAGAGGTAATCTATGATGTTCGCCTTATTTTATGGCACACCGCCTCTAGGTTGAAACGATATGTGAAGCTGGCAAAAGAGCGGGAAGTCCCTGCTATTTCTGAAAGAACTTTGATAGAGCTGGTGAAGGCTACGACACAGAAGAAGTATAGGGAACGTGAATCGCCACCGTTTGGTGCTGGTCCACTATGCGGAGCTGTGCTGAAGGGAAATGATAAGGAGCTCTATGTGAGTGAGAAGAGAGGAAGGGCATGTGCCTGGACTAAGGCGACAATACAATAAAATCTCGCGTATAAATATAAATGAACGTTACTCGCAAGAACCGTGTACAAGATGGAGGTATGGTGACAGTCGGCAGCGCAGCACAGGTTTTCCACGGAACAGCCAAGCACACGTCCGGTGGGCTCAAGAAGAAGGACTTGATGAAGACCAAGGCTGGACGCATTGTCAGCAAGAAGAAGCACGCAGCTGGCTTGAAGGCTATCAAGCGATTACGTAAGCTCGGATATGTCGCCAAGAAGGGCACATTCAAGTTGTTTAAACGTGTTTAAAGAGCGCAGCGATGAAAGAGATCAAGTTGTTTAAACGTGTTTAAAGAGCGCCTACCTAATATCGCGCATGAACCAGCCAATCCCCGATTTCGTGTAAAAGAGCGCTCATATCTACAGGAGTCATCGACGTCCCTTGTTGTGTAGCCTCTTCTGAATCATACCAATATACAGACCCAATCTTATCCGATTCTCCTATGGAGGACCAGACAAGACCTACCTGTGATGCTTTGAGTTCACGAAGTACAGATGATAGATTGAGCGCCTGAAGTGTATGAGATCCTAGACGTGGCATGAGGCCCTCTTCTATCTTTGCTTGCTCGGACGTAGTATGCCAAAAAATGGCCGACCACTGGAGTTTCGGCGTCTGTGTGCTGGCTGCAATAAATGTAATCTCAGGTGAGCTCACTGCATTTAAAACTGCAAGAGGTGGCTCATCACCTATCCATACAACTCGCATCGGCTTCGCGGCATTCTGTATGTAAGTGAGTGCAAGACGGAGATCCTGTGTTTCTTTTACACGGAATGTCGCATCCCACTGAATCTTATTCGTCCACATCATCGGAATCTCCTTTGGATTCTGGATAACAAGAACTTTACGGCCACGATTCAAGAGTTCCTCTTCTAATACGGCAAGACGGCCTTGCACTTGTTGTCCGAGAGTTTCAGCCGGTCCACAGACCCACAGCCGTTGTCCTTTGAGCGACTCCGCGAATCCTTCAAGTCTTATGACAGATTCGTTCATCTATGTTTTCATGTGCGTTTCTTTAGGATTTATTTACGCATAACTGAAGTTTTTTTACTTTTTCGTAACACCAAAAGCAGCACCTATACCTATTAGAATAATAATCATAATAATGGAAAGAACCAGACTGATACGAAAACAGACTGGATATTTTTTATAGAAGGGTGTACGTAGTTCCATAACAGTAATCTCTAAGTTTGCAATGCGTTCATTCATTTTCTCAAAGTCAATCGCTGTAAAGGATATTTTTTCCATGATGTGTATCTAAGATTTATGTAAAAAAGATTCACTTCAAATTTAATCTATATAAATAATAGATGAAGGAATTTTATATTTTAGAAGGATCCGCATTAGAATTGTTTAAAAATAAGTTTGAGTTGATTCGGAACTTAATCGATATGCAAGATAACCAGGATTCTTTGACTTTTGATTTGGAATGGCTTATAGATCCTCTTCATAAAATGCTCTTTGTAGATTTGGCCGAGGGACGGGCTATTGGTAAGATGGATAACAATAACAAGCTACATTTATTCAAGCCATACACTCGCAATACTATTGAAAGTTTCATAACCTATATGGGCTACGGTAGACCAGGTATGGGTACAGTTTATACTACACGAAACAGAGCAACACCTGAGCAGGCGAAAGAATCTTATAATAAGGCTCTGAAGGCTATGATAGAAGAGTTCAAAGAGGACTTTGCATACAATGCTCCACAAGCCAGACTTGGACATGGTAATGGAAAACCTAGAGCTGCACCTATTGCTCTTGATTTAAGAAACAATATGAACTGGAGATTCAATAATATGAATTCAGAGTCTGAATATGAATCTGAAAATGAAAATAAAGGCCCCAATATACGTATTAATAATAATATTGCATTGTATGGCAAAGCTTCTGGAAAAAAGACAGCTAAGAATCTACGAAAGGGTTTGCCTAAGAATATGCGAACAAGAAAGATAAAGAACTGGACACGCAATAAGAATAATATGAACTAATAGATGGTAAGTCCTGCGAAGTTTATATCAATCGTGATTCTCATAGCAATATTAGATCTTCCATGGCTTCTAGTTTCCAGCACATTTGCATCATCAATGGTGCGTAAGATTCAAGGCGAGGAACTCAAGCTGAAGGTGGCCCCAGCCATCGTGGTGTATATCGCATTGGCCTATTTGGCGCTTATACCCAAGACGGCGTTGGAAGCTTTTTTGCTGGGTCTCTCCGTCTACGCAGTCTATGATTTCACCAACTTGGCGACACTTGCAAACTACGACTGGCGGTTTGCAGTTGCCGATTCTCTGTGGGGTGGAGTTCTTTTTGTGATTGTTCACTATGTTCTAGATCAAATGAAAGGATTATGAGCCCATTGTAAGAGTGCTTGACGCTGTTTCGGTCTACAGGTGAGGTTACCCTTGCTGCAGTTGGCTTTGACGGCGCCAGCGTGGCGAACAAATGCTTTCCAGCGCTTGATTTGTATAGTATCAAGCTCTGGGATACGACGACCCATCCAGTAACGGCAAAACCACTGGAACCAGCCACGTTCGTCTGGATTTAGAGAAGGGTCTGATAGATTTCCGTATTGTGCAGCAATGTGCCGTCTAGTACCTGGAGGCGGAGGCGCCCAACCCTTTTTCTGCCATTCTGAGAGAGTCAGACGAGATCGGATTTGGAACAAGTTCACACTAATATTTGGAGCTTCTGGGGAAAGTTTTCCGAGAGCGGCGGCATTTATAAACCACTCAGCTGGGAACTCCAGATAACAGTCGTTCAGATATTTACCATCGAAGGCGCCGAGTGCGAGAATATCGCCTGGAGAGGAGTAAGGCTTGAAATCTGCGGCAAAATTTGTTCCAGGCTCCTCTTCCAGCGTATAGCTATAGTTTTTTACCATTTTATTGGATACCTGGATTCTATCGCCCTTGTGGAAGGATGATAGAGGGCGGCCTTTTGTTTTGAGTTCTTCTAACATGGTATCCATTTACTAGGGGTGGCGGTAAAATTGAAAGCGACTTCTTCCAGAAAGATATATATGGAGCCCGAGACATTCAAACTACAGGAGCCGCATCCGATTACGGACAAAGGACGTGAGTTTCTTGCATCACTTGATGACAGGGGAAGGGCGTTACAAACTATGATGAGCAAAAGTCTTGGCTCGTCGTATTTTGTGGAGAGGACGCATGCGTTTCGAAAGTGGACTGCTAGCGCCTTAGCGGCTGGTAAAACGGAGACATCTAAGGCACACGAGAAAAAGAGCTAGGCTCACTCTAAGACGGTAACTTCTAAGAGCATGGTTACTGGCCGATTATTCGTATTTAGCACGTTGCCAAACTCGTCTCGGAGCGAGACTTGGATACTGCGGATACGGGGGACAATGAGACCTGGTGAGATGACATTCTCGTAGGTGTCTTTATTGAGGGATTTGGTGAAATAGGAGACGGTGTCTGCGTCTGTACAATAGAGGATTGCCGAAGGACCTTGTCTCCCACCTCCCAGAACAACTGAGCGAAGATCCATCGTAGCATCGTAGTTAAAGTAAACGTAGATTCTCTGAATGGGGTTCAAATTTACGGCGTAAGGGGCTCTAAGCGTAAAAGTTGCATCACAATACACGTCGGCATCCTTGAACCCCATCATGGTTGCGGGGTTATTTCTTTTTTGCAAAGCGGGATTGTAGAGATTCAAGAAGTTGGAGCCAGTTCCAAAGAGGAAGCCGAAGGTGTTTGTGCCGTTCGACCTGACCAGGAGGATTTGCGTAATAGGGTCCACATTCACATAATAGGAGTTCACGCCGTCGGCGGCGTCTAGGAGCCCCTTGAATGCGGGTGCAAAGAGAAGAGGTGTGTAGAGACCAGGAGGGAATGTGAGGGTTTTTTGCTCGGTGCCAGTATCAAAGACGAAGGAGTTGAATGGTGCGTCAATCGTGTAGATAGGGACAGGGACAGTGCCGCCAACGATGACCATCGACGTTACATTCTTAAGAGGATAAGGTGAGATCCATTGGAAGTCGGCGGGGTTTGCATAGGCGCTGAAATCACGGTCATTACTGTTGATTTCAATACGGACAATGCGCTCTCTTTTGGTAATCGTAGTTTGCGTCTGAAGGGCTGCGCCTGCGCCTGTTGTTTGATAGGCAGTCGGGACGAGGGCTGTTATTTGGCCTCCTACCATCGGCGGCGAGGCTTTGAGTTTAGGTATGGGCGTTGTCATATGCCTCTACTACCATATGAACTAAAATTAAGGAAGCTCAAGGAGCTTCCTTAATTTTAAGATTCATCGGTTAATCTGTCGTAGGACATCTATTTCATATACTCTATACCAGCTCATCTACATCTACTCACCCTTTTCTCTAACCACTTCCAGCGGCACATCTCCATACATCGCAGCCAACTCCGAAAACGACGAGTTATACGAGCCTAAAATCTTCTTGCACCGAGAAAGTGCTATGAAATCGGTAACTGCATCATTCATACCCTTCTGCGTCATACGCGAGAGGTTTGTGGCAGGAAACCACGCACGCTCATGATATGTATCAGATATAACCTTCTTATCATTATTAGAATCAGTCGCGACAACAAAAACAGCATTAGGTGATTCCGCATTCATAGCACTTACAAAAGCATGCGTAGGTGAAAACTTCTTCGCCTTCATATGATCCCCCCTCCGAATATGGACACCAATTGCTCCAGAGTTCAAATGTGGATGACTCGGTATGAGAGAGGGAACTGGACGAAGCGCACGCAGATACCGTAGCCATCGTTCAGGATCTTTTTGATAGAATTGTCCATACGATGAAATGCGAGTTGCCTCCGCATGTATTTCCATGTCTTGGGGCGAGAGAATCATAACCGAATCCCCCTCCATCGGTCCCATATCTACGGTAACCCATCTCGGAAGAGAGGACCGCTCAAACAGTGATTCAAATCGTGCCATACACGCTGGATCATTCGCATCCCAAACTACTCGGAGGGACATGTCCCGGTCTTCAGCCCAGCAAATAGCTGATATCATAGCTCTCAATCTGTTAGCCATACCTGCCAATACATGTATCGTGAGAACCATAGCTTCCTAAAAATTAAATGTGGTGGCGGCTTAAGTATTTATATCTAAGAACTAATCACTTGGTAACGCTGAGGAACTTACATTCTATCATCGCAAACTATGCTACGCATCCTTCTTCTCGTGGAGCTTTCTACGTCATGTCTCCAGCTCGTGTTGAACGGCTACAAAGTGTGTGGTCCTTCAATCTCCCCGCCGTCAATCCCTATTACGCAGTAAAATGTAATCCCGACCCGAAACTCATTAGCATCCTACGGCAATATGGGTTCGGATTTGATTGTGCCAGTCAGCGTGAGCTTTCTCTCATGCAGAACGGCGATAATATTGTTTATGCAAATCCATGTAAATCGGACCGTGATATCGTCTATGCGAAGGAACGGGGTTCACCTTTAACAGTTATTGATTCGTGTTATGAGATTGACAAACTTGATGAAGCCTCTTATACCGGTGGCGCCCTTGTTCGTATTAGGGTGGATGATACTGGAAGTAAGATGCCCTTTGGCGCAAAGTTTGGAGCAGACATATCAAACGTGTCTGAAATAGCGGAGTACGCTAAGAAGAAGAATATAGGTCTACAGGGAATCAGTTTCCATGTAGGCTCGGAGTCAAGGAATCCTGACGCACATAAAATGGCAATCGAACTTGCTACAGAGCAATGTAAGAAGTTGCTCAGCGCAGGACATATGGCCACCATCATTGATATTGGTGGTGGGTTTGTCGCAGATAATGATTTATTCACATTACAAGCAGCGGGGATTCGCAACGCTATGCGTATGAAGAAGGATGCAGGGATTCGCTTTATCGCGGAGCCTGGCCGCTTCTTTGCAACAGAGTCACAGGATCTCTTTGTGCAGGTCATCGGAAAGAAGCCTGCTGCGAATGGAAAAAACGGATGGAGATATACATTGGATGAGAGTCTGTATGGTCAGTTCACAAATATCTTGTTTGACCACCAAGAGCCTCGGTGGGTGAGGATTCCACAGAAGGAGGGGGCCATAGGAAAAAAAAGTTCAGGCATTCTATTCGGTCGCACATGCGACAGCTTGGATGTGATTGCACGCTCAGATGATATGGAGGAGCTGGAAGTTGGAGACTGGCTCTGGTTTCCACACATGGGTGCGTATACGACTGTGACGGCCAGCGAGTTCAACGGATTTCCGAAACCGCCTGTGTTTCTGGATCAGGCCAATGAACTACCTCAGAAGAGCTCGGTCAATATGTCAAGCTCTGTTGGCATCATTAAATATGTGAAGGCTGTGAGCGCAGTTGACATGTTGTCGTAATGAATGGCCGCTAACAAAAATTGAACCCAATCTTTTTTTAGACTTATTTATCAAAAAGAAGAATGAGTTGCGCTATCTGTCTTGAAAATTATACGAAGGAGCTACGCTTAAAGGTTACATGTCCTTATTGTCCCTCCACCGCATGCCGCGGCTGTGTGCAGAGGTATCTGCTCACAACTTATGAGGATCCACACTGTCTTGGTTGCAAGAGGGGGTGGAATCGCGAGTTTATTGATCTCCACCTGACAAAGTCATTCCGCAATGGAACACTTCGCAAACACAGGGCCAAGGTGCTGATGGATCGTGAGAAGGCGATGTTGCCCGCCATGCAAATCTTCGTAGAGGCTACAAAGAACATACGCTCTCTGAGGGATCAGACTGTTGAGGTTCAGAAGGCTTTGCGTAAAAAGGAGATGGTGCGTGTCGAGATCCTCCGTAGCCGCGATGCTCTTCGCAGAAAGCTTCATGATGCTACTACTGATGAAGAGAAGGAGAAGATACTCGCTGAAATAACTACAAACTGTGAGGAGTATGGACGAAACGAAGGGTATCTTATGCGCATTCGCTTTGACAATGAGACTATTATGCGTAACATTGCACGTTCACAGAACATTCTAGAGGGTCGTGAAGAAAATGACAACCGAGCGACAGAAGTCCGTGAGTTTATTCAGCGTTGCCCTGGTGAAGGTTGCCGCGGCTATCTCTCAACGGCGTACAAATGCGGAGTCTGCGCAAAATACGCTTGCTCTGACTGCTTGGCGATCAAAGGTGATAACAGAGATTCTCCCCATACCTGTAATGAGGATGCGAAGGCCACTGCTACCATGATTCGTCGTGAGACGAAGCCGTGTCCTAAATGCGGTGTGCGCATCTTCAAGATTGATGGGTGCGATCAAATGTTCTGTACACAGTCCACTTGCCACACAGCCTTCTCTTGGAATACGGGGCGTATCGTCACAGGTGCAATCCATAATCCGCATTATTATGAGTATCTGCGCCACAGGAACGGTGGAGAAATGCCACGGGAGGCTGGAGACATTCCCTGCGGTGGTCTGCCAGCTGCCTGGCAGTTTAGTCGCGAGATTCTCCTCGTTCCTGCCTCTATACTATCAACTGAACAGAAGAACTTGATTATAGCTCTACACCGCTGCTTGACTGACATGATAGAGGTTCGTCTGCCTGATTATCCCGCACGTCAAGCGGCAGCTGCAAACAAGGACATCAACATCCACTATCTTATGAACGAGATGACAGAAGCGGATTGGCAGAAGAATCTAGAACAGAGAGAGACGCGATTTGAGAGGAAGCGAGAGATCGGTCAGATTCTCACGACCTTTGCACATGTGGGTGCAGAGTTTATTCGTGGGCTGGTGAATCATCCTGGAGCAGTAGGTGATGTAAGACTTAGATTTATCGGTCGTACATGGAATGCATCAACAGCAAAGCAGTTAGAGGATCTGCGTCTCTATACAAACAAGAGTCTAGTAGAATTGGGAAATCGGATGTGTTGCGCCATTCCACAGATTGATAGTGCCTGGAGCTATGTTCCTCTTCGCAAGAAGGGGTTGAACGAAGAAGGACCTGCACCTGCACCTGCACCAGCACCTGTTTATGGACCTGCACCTGCACCTGTTTATGGACCTGCTCCTGCACCTGCTACTGCACCTCCACGCATCCAGAATGAACAACCTCAAAATCGGTTTGAGAGGGGTGATTACGCAGAAGACGATGCGGTTGTTGTAGAGTAGGTCTAAAAACAAATGACAGTAAACTAAAAAGAATGAGTTTGATAAATAAAATCCCCTGTCTCGTTATCCACAGAGATCAGGATACAGAAAGAGCACCCTCCATTTTTTATTTGGAGAAATCGCTAGGAAGAAGCATCCAGCGATTTGAGGCGATTTCAGGAGATAGTCTCATAGAACAAGGATTCCCAACTAAACATCCACGTGAGCCGAATCCTACTACTCCAGGAAACATCGGATGTACTGCCAGCCATATTGAGATATTAGAGGCGGCTATACGCAGCGACTACGAATATTGCTGTATTTTTGAAGACGATGCAGAGGTGGTTGGATCCATAGGACCCTATCTTGAAGACATTACACGACTTCCATCAGCCGATCTTATTTTTCTAGGAGTGAATGAAATCGTAGAAGGGGAGCCAACTGCGAATCCTGGAGTTCAAAAGGTACTCCGTTTCTGGGGAACACACGCAGTCATTGTAGGTCGCAAGGCGATGTTGGCCATTTTCGAGGTCTATACACAGAGCTTGAAAGATGGATATGCGCTTCCTGCAGATTGGCTCTACAGTTTTGCTATTAAGGAGAAAGGACTCGTTGCCTATGCACCCTTAGTCCCTATTATTAGACAAAGACCTGGTCTAGTGTCTTTGATTTCCGGAAATATTCGCAACTGAAAGCTCATTGGGTAAGATTCCCAGCAGCTCCTGACCCCACCGAATCGTCTGGCGGATTTTTGTGTCTGACATCCGTGTCTTGTACATGCGGAAGTCAAATATGCGCCCACTAAAAAGGTCATCACGCAGCTCATAACTGCTAGTGTTATCCGTCCAGTTAGACTTTCCTAGATAGTTGTTCGTTGTGCTCGCAGCCTGTGGGAGGAATCCGCTCGGTTGAACAAAGACCATCTCGCCATTCACATAGACGCCTATATCAGGACGTGTAGCATCCTCTGTAATCGCCGAGATGGCAATATGCACCCACTGTTTGAGAGGAATGATGGAGTTGACTTTAATATTCATCTTTCTCTGCCGACTGTCCCAGACCTCATAATGAAGAGTGGCTTTATTGGAAGTGCCTGTCGGTTTGGGCATTCGGACCGTGCTAGGTTGGAGTCGTCTCGCCTCAACTTCTTGGTCTATATTCACATACTCATCCACATTTGCGGCAGTCGTCTTCATGAATTCTTGCGGTGAAATTTCCTCAACAGGCTGTTGACCCGTCTTACCTTCAGGAAGTGTGGAACCTGTTCCGCAAAGCATGGGGCGAATCTCGGCGCCAGCTCCAACCTGTGGATCGCCCTTTCCAAGAATACCCAGAAATGTATTATTGCGGCCTGCGCCATCTCCGAAATCAAAGATGTGCGCATTGTTTGTGAATTCCTCAAAATAGACCCAGACACTGAAGGCGCGAGTTGTTCGCAGTTTAACGACTGATCCGAGTGTGAGGTCAGGTGTATCACCAATACGCATAAACTGGGCAACACCATCAAAGGTGAGTCCGTAGGTGGGCATGGGCCGGGGTGTTTCGTCAATAGCCAAGCTACCCCCTTTATAAACCTGCACAGAACCCATGTAATCAATCATGTCGTCCCTTAAACGGAGCCATACTGTGCATCCGTCGTAGAAGTTTAAGAGAATCTTAGTATTATCGGGTGGATCGGGATCCGCAACATCAGTCTCATCAAATCCGAAATCCAGCGCCTTTCGGCACATAGGCTGGTATGACCCATCCCGTGCTTTCAGAATACGACAATAAGCGGAGCGTCCATCTTTCATAATATCTCGCATGTAGTCGTCGCGGCCCAGTTTCAAGCCGTCTGCCACTGTATTTGATTTATAGACAATGGTGCTAGCCTTGTCTGTTCCTCCTAGAGCGCATGCCAAGAAAGAGAGAGATTCGTCCTTGCCTCCCTTAGGAAGAACCACGCGGCAATAATCCTGGTTTACACCAAAGCGTTGAACATCTGTGTAATCATGGAAATATCGTCCATCCATGATATATCCATCTTGCTCCTTCATAGGATTTGCAAGCGTATTTTTCGCTACAAACTGTGACATATACGAGGATGGTTTGGAATAAAAGGGCACTCCGCTTTGGATTGCTTCAAATCCCTCTGAAAGTTTATGAGGCGCAACCAACTCTAGAAAGAGGACGCCGCATAATAATAATAATCCTATCCATATACCTCCGGACATCTAACGAATGCTCTTAAAATATACTGCACCACTAAGCGTAAAAATTGGAATCAATTACCTTCTCCTCTATTGTTAAGAAATGTTGATATTCGGTCTATTGTTTCTGATACTTGATGTATCATCAGTAGTATTAACAGACGGAGGGTGTAGCTGTGCAACAACTCTTGCTGCAGCTAATGGAACAGGTGCACTCGGATGTGCAGCAAAGCTTGATTGGCTGAATCAAACCTCGCGTTGGTGTCTAACCGACAAATCAGCAGGAGTTTGTGGAAACTTCTACGAGAGCTTCGGATACGTAGACTCCTGCTCACAGGCTGGATTCCCATCTGTAAACATAGTTCCACCCCGTTATCTTGAATGGGATCAGACAGGATATACATTCTATACGGGTCAGACACTCACAATAAACTGGACGTCTAGTCAGCTCACATCATCTGAGTGGCTCAGAGTAACATATCAAGGTGTAAACTTAAGAACACTTACAACAGGCTCAGGTGTCAATATAACTGCAGGAAGCTTTTCAGCTCGTATCAGTGATAGTGGAAATTCTATTACAACATCTGTTCCAGTTCTTCTCAGCACTGTATCAACTCCTACGATTTCGGCGAATAGTGCTCAGTTGATAACGGTTCTTCAGAGCAGGATTTCATATGTATATGTCTACGATGGAGCAACTCTCGTTACAAATGGAGGCAATATACTTGTAGATGATAGGAATATAACAATCCAATGGCGAGGATTAGGAGAGGCGGGTGCAGGAGTTGCGTCTGTATCCGTAAGAAGTGGTGGTGGAACAACCGTCGGAACTGCAATAACCGGTCTTATTGCGCAAGGAAACATGACGGTCCTCTATAGACTTCCACGCACATTCACGCCTGGTGGAGGTTCATACACCGCACAAGTATCAGTACAAGGGGCTGGCGTTGGTGTTAATCCATATACACTTTCCTCATCGAACTTCGGTCTAACTGCGGCTCCTTCACAGACGCCTTCACCGAGCCAAACACCTTCCCAGACGCCCTCTCAAAGTCCAACACCTTCTCAAACACCTTCACAAACTCCATCACCCTCTCAAACTCCAACACCCTCCCTCTCATTTGGTTCATCAGCCTCAATAACACCTTCTCCAACTCCGAGTCAAACTAGAACTCCTTCTATAAGCATGACCTCTTCACCCACACTCTCTATAACACCATCTGAAACACCAACAATGTCTATATCAACAACTCCTTCAATCACAGCAACTGTTTCAAGCACTACAACACCCTCTCCGACACCTACACCTCTACCAGACCTTCTAGCGATTAGCAGAGCTGCATCACAAGAATCTATTAACTTCCTCTCTACAGTTCTAGGTGCAAGTCTTGGCGGTCTCACATTACTATGTATTGTAAGCTGTATAATCTACAGAGTAAAACAACGTAGATATTTACATGAGAAACGAATGCGCAGATTGGATGTAGCGCGTACACGTATGGAGGACAGAGCCACAGTATACGGTGTTAGTTATGTAGGAGAGACAGTTTCCTATAGTGTTCAACGACCGCAACAGAATCTATCAGCGTATCGCTCAAAACCATCAAAAATGAACCCAGTATAGATATGCTGAGAGGTGGTTCTCTTCTCGGATCGGGTACATACGGGTGTATTTTTACACCACCCCTCATATGCAAAGAGGGCCCTAAAGCGTCCAAAACAAGGCTTGGAAAAATAACGGAACCGGTTGACTTTATTATCGAAGAGACAGCTGCAAAAGTGCTCGGACCACTTAATCTCCCCTATTTTATATTACCCGACCTAGATTCATCTTGTATTCCGAATGTAAAACAACGAGAGAAAGAGATTGCAAAATGCAAGATGATTAAACAGGACTCTGACCTGGAGAAAGTTGTGCAGTTTACCATGCCCTATGGTGGAAAAACTCTCTACAGTCGCATCGTAGATTATGACTTTCTTCACGGTCGTGTGCGCTTTTTTGATATGATGCTCCAGCTTCTGGAGGCAGGGGCTTATTTGATTTCATCATCCTATGTCCACTTTGATATTTCCATTAATAATGTGGTTATAAATGATAAGGGACAAACATCACTGATAGATTTCGGCCAGAGTTTTTCATCCAAACTGATAACACCTGCGGTCCTTGATATTCGCAGAAAGGTTTATGATCCTATCTCTATGACTGAGCCGCCTGAAATCACCTTGACTCAAGCACCTGACCAAACTGTTGATAATACAGAGTATGTCGTTGAGAGAAAGACCTTATTTGCTACAGCTGAGAGAGTACTTGGAATGAAACGTGTGCAACAGGCGGCTGAACTCAGAGAGTTCTGGCAGTCTAGTCGCGCGGTAAAGAATGGAGATTGGTTAACTCTTTGGAAGTTATACTGGCCAACATTCGACAGTTGGGGTGTTGGTGGATGTCTTCTGGAAGCTCTCCAACCCCTCTTATATAATCAGGAGTTCGTTGATTCGCCCATGTGGAAGAGGCATGGTGCGACGATTAAATCTATCTTGCGTGGACTAGTACATGCAAATCCTCGTCGCCGCCTAGATTGTGTAGAGGCTCTCAAACTTTACGACCCCGATAACGCTTGGTTTGAGGTACACGGGACTTCTTGGATCGCAAGCCGCGAAGCTGCCCGCGCCTCTTCCTAGAGTGTCGTGAACCCCCTGTGGTTACACGGAGTTTGAGCTCTTCATTGGCTATCTCGCCCATCTTGTGTTGTTTTACGTTGCGAGGAACACACAAATAACCGCAGAAAACATCGTAGTTGAGAACACCGTGCGAGTTTGTCCAGTTATTATCGGCTAACTGAGGATCCCAGATAGGGTGGCCACCTGCATCCAGTTTTGTGACCGGTTTCGCACCGCCCTTCTGCGACCACCAGCCATCCGAATCCTGTCTAAGAAAATGATAGTCCTGGTCTTCATCGACGACGAGCGCTATCTTGGAACTTCCCTTAGGGCAAATCTCTTCAAACGCTGACTCTTTAATGGAGGGATTGTCGCCGAGAATACGAGCAATCATTTCGGGGCAAGTCTTGGGACGGTCCGCGTCAAATCCCAGGAAACCTGCCACGAGACCGGGCTGGTGGAAGGGAAGATTACAGTTTTTTGATGTAAGACATTTGTAGATTTGTTTCGGGTCCAGTATATTCAGCGCATACATGAAACAGTTATGCGTATCTACATGTTCCTTCTTTCCATTCCACAGCTTGGAATCGTAGTTGGGTTCGCATCCTGAGAGTGGTGCTATGCGTGGACACTTATTCTGGTGTTCTTTGCAAAAAGCACTTTTGGGTTCTGAATAATTATTACACGCGGATAGGCACTGACACCTCCCCAGACGGTCTTGATCCGCCATCTACTAAAGGTGTAGGTGTTTCTCCAGCCTCTTCTAAAATAGTGGAGAGTGTTGGCCCTCCTTGAAGAGGGTTGAGTGGTGTTACAGGGACAATAGGATTGGCTCGCGTCGTAGTTGTATTAGCTCCTTCCGCATTTCCTGCATCTTGAAGACGGTGATATTCGTCCTCAACTTCCCGCATCCGTATTTTTTCAATCATGTGGCAGAAAAAAACGTACTGATTTGCGTGGGTAGGTTGTTGACCAGGTGTATAGAAGCCACTATAACGGCCTGAAAGTCCAGCATATTGCCATCCTTCACTTATAACATGCTCTTTGTTTGTGTGCAGAAACATGTATTTTTTGTCTACTTTGAAGAGGGTTAGGAGGCCGTTGCAAGTTGTGACAAGAAGAGATGTGACCCAGGTGATCCAGTAAATCTGGTTTTCAACCGTCATATACTGAATGGAAAGGAGGGCTGGAACAACAAGAGAACCGACAGTCACAATGGTGTGGCTAACATGATAGATAATAGAGATTCTGTAGGCGCGTCTGCACATTTGTTCAACGAGAACAACATACCGCTCTTTTAGTATGTTTTTCTGAACTGTGGAAAGTTCAAGATTATCTATGACTTCACTAAACGGTGGAGGCTGTCTCCGAAAACACATCTGGTGTGTGGTGATAAAATTGAAATCCCCTAGTTAGTGGGTCTAGATACACAAATGTCTCAGTACACTCTCGCATCAACAGACTTTCTTGAATCAGACGCAGATGCGTGTAGTTCAGTTTGTTATATTGAGCAAGATGATTGGGAACGCCGTCTAACAGAATCTGCCGACATTCGCCGCCTATTTGCTGTTATTAAGTTCGGAGAGTCTCAGCGTGTTTGCGCTGTTGAGCATCTTTCTGCCAGATTCATGCCCCAGCAAATAGAAAATCCTATATTTGTTCCGCTCTGGATGATACCTGAAGGAGCGCCGATTGGAGACATGGTGGATGTGGAGTTCTTCAGTCAGGACGCATTTCCAGAGGCCAGCCGCATTGTGCTGAAACCACTGGATTCGGCGTTTTACAACACGGATGCGAAGGAAATGTTGACTGAATCTCTGAGCCGTCTTGGAGTTCTTCAGAAGGGTGATACTGTACTCCTTTGTCTAGAGGAGCTGGGTGGATATGAGATGGGATTCTACGTGAGCGAGCTGGAGCCGGCTGATATTGTCTTACTGAATGCAGAGGAGGTTGCAGTGGAGTTTGAAGAGGCGGCCGATCAATGGGATGGACGACGACCTGGAACACCTGTTCCTGAAGAGCCTGCGGTGATGGTGCCTCCTGATGTCTCAGGGACGGTTTTGGGTGGTGGTCCTGTGCGGCGGCTTCCTGATGGAAGGGCCTGGAATCCTTACCGATAAATGCGCATTTCCAAATAAAAAACTAAATATATTTATATTTTAGATGCCTCTTATAAATAATAAATCTGAAGGCGATAGAATAGAAAAACTAAAGAATAAAGTTATTTATTACAATTCTTTATTAAATAAAAATATCCAATCAGGTTCTGGTTCAAGAAATGAAGAATCAGCAAGAATACCAATTATAATGGGTTCAATCTACGGACCATGTTCTGTCACTGGAGTTGATGCGCCATTGCCAGAGTCCGCGCCTGTACCAGCACCAGCACCTGCACCAGCGCCTGCACCAAGCGATAGTGGTCTTGTAACAGAAGGTCTTCTCATACATTTTGATGCAAATGATCCTGCGAGCTACAGTGGAACTGGAACCACGTGGGTGAATATAGGAACAGGAGGAACGGATTACAATGCCACTCTCGCAGGAGGAGACGAAGAAAATATCGCACTGCCTGTCTTTGTTGATGAAGTGATTAAATCCTTCCAATTTACATTGGGCTATTTAAGTGGCGGATCTGACTATTTAAATAATAACTATATGTATTTTCCACGCCCTGAGTTAATTAGTGATGATTTCACGTGGTGTGCGTGGATTAAGACAGAGGAAGTAGGATATGGCTCAAATCACTACAATCTAATGTTTATTGTATCAACTGAAACAGGTGGTGTAAATGATGATTTTGGATTTGGAATCAATGCATACGGTAAATTATCTTATGGCGACGGCAGCATAGGTGGAACTGATATTACAATTGAAAGCAGTGTCGAGGTTAATACAGGAACTTGGACATTTGTTGCAGTTACCCGTGAAAAATCAACAGGTACTGTAGTTCTTTATATAAACGGTTATGAAGATACAACTGGAACATGTAATATAGGTAATACATTAAGTACAGCTACATATGTTTTGATTGGATCCGAAACAGATTTTCCTGGATATACATTTGGAGGAAATATTGGTGCTGTGTTAGGAAACACGAGTGTACTAACATCAGCGCAAATCTTACAAAATTTCAATGCTCAACGTGATATCTATGGTGTTTAGAGGCTCTGGCGCACAATCATCAATAATTGACCCATCCTATTTTTTCCGTTTCCATCTTGCCCTATACCCCAGTAAGAGTTTGAAGATGATTTTTCTTTGAGAGTGGCAGTGCCTGTACTTTTTAGAAGGAATGAGAGATAATCATCTTGTTCAAACTTCGCTTGGAGTGCATCCAGCATAACCATGTCTTTGGCAGATTCCCAGTCTCTGCGGAAATGAGAGGATTTTGTCTTACCGAGTTTTTTCGCCGCAGATGGTGTTAGAGCATTGCGAATAACTTCTTGAAATTTCGGATCACTTGGAAACTTCTGGGCTTGAAAATAATGCTCCACACTTGGCCATTTAAGACCTTTTAGAGTAAATGGAGACTCGTATAAATTACTGAACTCACTATATTCGAGAGTCTTTGATGAAAATTCTATTATCTTCATTTTAATACTTATATTATCTAAAAATAGCATTTAATTTTAGTATAGCCGTCTAAATATAGAGGACAATAGTATACTATAGAAATGGAGGAATATACCATTGATACTATAACCTATACAAGTCCCGATGGTTTTCAGTTTACTTTTAGTTTCACATTCATATTTGATGATATGGATTTTTAGATCCGTGCGAATTTTAAATGAGCATAATAGGATGATAGTTTATATAACTGGTGCTTCCGGTTCAGGAAAAACAACACTTTTAAAGAGTTTATCAGTTAAAGGTTATGATTTAGATGATATTTACGAAAATAAT